GGCCAATATGGGGCAATGTTGTCGGTAACCAAAAAGGGTACTAAAACCATTAAAATTAAAAGTAAAGATGTACTAAAAATTAAACATAGTGGACTAGATAAGCTTTTAGATAAAAAGAGTTTAATGATAAAATCAATGGAAGTGTCAGCTATGGCGTATAATAAATATGAAGACTATTTAAATAAATTATGGTCTTTAAGAGGTATAACTTATGAAGATAATAACTAATAACAGTATTGTTGCTATTAATAAGGTTTATCCAAACGACTTTAATCCTAAGCCTGACTATAAAAATGACCCAGAGGCAAAGAAACAGTATGAGAACCTTGTCAGCTCTTTAAGACAACATGGACAAGTTGACCCTGTATTAGTGAGAGAAGTTAGTGGTAAGTATGAGTTAGTGAATGGCTATCATAGATGGAATGCTATGAAAGATTTGGGTTATAAGGAAATTGAAATTAAAAACTTAGGCAAAGTATCTAGAGAAGAAGCGATCTATTTAGCAGTAAGTACAGAAGAAATCAAAGTGGAGATAGAGAGGACTGAATTAGGTAAACTTTTAGCTGAATTGTCAAAATATAGATCGTTAGAAGAATTATTAACTAATTTGCCCTACACAGAGGCAGAATTAAACGACTTATTAAAGTTAAGTGAATTTGATTGGCAACAGTTTGAGAATGAGGAAGACGCAGAGGACGCATTTAACAAAATATTCTTAAAAGTAGAATTAACTGACCAGCAAAATAAAATTATTAGGGAAGCAATTAAAAAAGCCAAAGATGGCAAAGAGACGGAAGATGGTGAGGCTCTAGCTATCATTTGTGGCACTTATAATGCATTATGACTTTAATAATACAAATTTTAATAGCTCTAATACTTTTGGCGGTGTTAATTATTGCTATTATTGGAATTATTTACATTTTAAGTATCAAACAGGTTAAAGAAGCTATAAAAAAAGCTAAACCGATTAAGAGGGAGGCTTTAATAATTGACGGTGAGCCTAAAACCGAAGAGGAAGAGGCAATAGAAAGAGAAGAAAGAATATTAAAAATTATAGGGAGTGAAAAATGAAAATATATAAAACCAAAAACCGTTTGATCTTTAGCAGACCAACTATAGTTGGAATGATAAGAGATAAATGGAATATTTTTGTTGCTGAAAATGGTCATGAGCCGAAGGAGATTTATATGTCTAAAAATGATTTAAAAGAATATCAAGATGAATTGGGTGGTGTACCTGAAACTAGGTTTTTGGGAGACACGTATTTTAAGGGTGTAAAGATTAAAGAAATGTGATAAAGAATACCAAATGAAAAACCATCATCTAGTTAAATGCTATTACTGTAATAAAGAGATAAATAAATCTAAGGCTACTACAGATATAGAGCATGAATTTGTGCGGTTCATATCAGGAGAAGTCTATTTCCATAAAAAAGATTGTTTTCAAAAATATGAAGAAGAACTCCATAAAACAGTGTAACCACTATCCAATGATAGGAATGGCGGGTGATTATAAATATGGCGGGTGTTGGAAGACTACTGGGGTAACTATGGATCATATTACTAGGCAGTGTGTAAAGTGTGGGGAGATAGTAACTCACCAATTAACCAGCATAAACCCAGAGTCTTTTATGTCAGAGGGGCGGAGATATGAACTAAACAAACAAAGAGAAGCCCATGCCATAGATATGATACAGCCAATAGACCAAAAAACGGGTAAATTTAATGAAGAATTTGGTAAACACTATGGTTATAATCCGATGAAGACAGAAGCACCTCAATTACAACAAAATCAAAATAACGACATAGAAGTAGAATTAAGCGGAAAGATAGGAAAAGAGCCAAAGTTACACAAATTACCAAAAAAATGAAAAAACAACAAATAAAAAAAGACGGAAGACATAGGTGGCAAAAAGGGGAAAGTGGTAATCCAAAAGGAAGGCCGACAAAAGGTAATTCAATAATAGAGCAGGTTATATCTACCTTAGAAAGTAACCCTAAATTAAAAGGTGCTATTGTGGCTAAGTGGCTATCTCTTGTGCTTAAAGGTGATATGAATGCCATTAGACTTTTGGTGGCTTATATGGATGGTATGCCTAAACAGGGAGACGTAAATGCCACCGTCACAATGTTACAAGGACTAATACAAGTAAATGAAAGTAATCAATCTAAGCCCTTGGCAGACGATAGTAAGAAAAGACTTACATAGGTATAAGGTAATTAACTGTGGTCGTCGGGCAGGTAAATCATTTCTAGTGTCTATTGAAATGTTGCGGTTTGCCAGTGAGAACGCCGGTACAGATGTTTGGTATATCAGCCCAACCTATAAACAATCCAAAGCTATAATGTGGGAGATGATGAGGGAACTAATACCGTTTGAGACAATTTATAAAAGCAATGAGCAAGAGTTGACAATTGAGCTGATTAATCACTCTAGGATAATGCTTAAAGGTGGTGATAATCCCGACAGCTTAAGAGGTGTAAAAATAGATTTTTGTGTCTTTGACGAAACAGCCTTTTTTAATCATTGGACCGAGGTGTGGAAAGTAGTTAGGCCTACTCTGGTGGATAGTAAGGCTAACGTGTGGTTTATTTCTACCCCCAACGGGTTTAATCACTTTAAGAAACTTTATGAAACAGTACTGCCTGACTTTAAGTCCTTTCACTTTACCACCTATGATAATCCTTATTTAGATAAGGGTGAGATAGATGTAATGAAACAGGAAATGGACGAGGACAGTTTCGCCCAAGAGATATTGGGTGAGTTTAGGAAAATGCAGGGTTTGATTTATAAAGAATTTAATCGGGATATTCACATGGTAGACGTGCCTATTTCTAAATTCACCAAAGAGTGGACATTTACTAGGTCACTAGACTTTGGCTTTGCCCATAAATCAGCTTTAGGTTATTTTGCTATTAGTCCTAATAAAGATGAAATATATATGTTTGACGGGTTATATCAAACTAGAATGTTTGAGAGTGAGATAGCTGTGGTAGTTAAAGAGAAAGATGTTGGCTACGATATTGTTAGACCAATAGCTGACTCGGCTCAACCAATGAATATAGCCCAGTTGTTCCATGAAGGAGTAAGGTTTGACCCGATAGATAAAAACACTGATAGTGTTAAAAACGGAATTGTTAGAGTTGCCGAGTTGTTAAAGGTTAGATCAGATACGGGTAAGCCGACATTAATGTTTAATAAGAATCTGTCTTGGGTGGCCGATGAGTTTGAACTATATCGGTGGATTGAGACGGTACAAGATGGAGTGATTAAAGAAGTGCCTTATAAAGTAAATGATGACGCTTGTTTTATAGCGGGAACAAAAATTTTAACCATTAAAGGGAATAAAAGGATAGAAGATATTAAGGTAGATGATATATTAATTACTCCGTTTGGTAATACTAAGGTTATATCTGCTGGTAAAACTGGTATTAGAAAAGTTAACAACTACGGTTGTTTTATCTGTACTCCAAATCATAAAATTATAACTAATAGAGGTATTGTGAGAGTAGATGCGGTGGGGTATAATTATAATATATGCAAAATAAAAAAGCAGAAACAATTTACTTTAATGAAATTCCTTATAGGCGGTATCCACAATCAAAAAACCGAACTCATAGATTTTATTTTCAAAGGTCTGCTTACAAGAAATTCGGAGGCAAAACGGGTTTTTTACATCGAGAGGTATGGGAATACTATAATGGCAAAATTCCTATTGGGTTTGAGGTCAATCACATTGACGGCAATCCTAAAAATAATGATATTTCTAATCTCGAAATACTTACGCATAAAGAACATGCTAAAAAACATAATTGGGGAAAGTGGAGTGGTAGTACTGAACATCTTAAAAAAATCCAAAAACTTGCCTCTATTTGGCATAAATCAAAAGAGGGAAGGGGGTGGCATAGTAAAATGGCTACCGAGAATAACCTTAAAAGAAAATTATTTGAGAAAGAATGCGAAGTCTGTAAAAAGAAATACCAAACTAAAATTCCTAGTAGAAGCAAATACTGTCATCAAAACTGTAAAGCAACAGCCTTACGAAGAAAAAGAGGTATACAATCTTGCCACTGATAAAGGAATGTATTTTGCTAATAATATATTAGTTTCTAATTGCGACATGGTTAGATATTTTGCTGTTACTCACACCAAGAGGGCTGACGCGGAAATGTTTATAACCAAAGATAAAGTGTTTGACGCCACTACGTCTTTTGTTATTGGTGAGCAGGGAGAGATACCAGCCATCAATATTAAGGATTTCGTTGGAGATGAACCTTAAAAAGGAAATTAAAGACCTAAAAAGAGAGATAAACAAACTGGTAGATAAAGCCAGTTGCCGAAAGTGTGGTAAAACCTTGTTTATGTATGATGGAAATTATGTTTATGTTAAGTGTAAGCACTGTAAGGAGATAAGCCAATTCCTACTAGATAAAAAAGTAGTATAATAAATAAGAGACACTTGATGTCCATTAGAATTTAATTAAACATGGACATACAACCAAAAGATACTTTTGAAGAAGCGATTGACACACTAAAGCCTGTTTTGTCACTTGAACTAGACGACGAGGAACTTATTAAGCAAATTGACAAAAATATTGAAGAGGCTAAAGAGGTCTGGAGGAAAAAGACTCTTGAAGATGGAGAAAAGAACTTTAAGTATTACCTTGGCAAAGAGGAAGTAAAGCTAACTGCTGGAGATAAGACTAGAGTAGTTGAAAATATTATTTTCAGGAATACTGAAACTATTGTTCCTGTTCTTACTTCCAATACGCCAGAGCCAAGGATATTCCACCCCAATAAGAAGTTTATAGAGAAACTTAGGAAGATTTTGACTATCCGATGGGAAGTGTTTGATAAGATGTTAGAGAAGTCCCGAGTGTCAATTAGGCGGAATTTCTTTTGGTACTTAGGTGTGATGAAAACCAGATTTGACGAGGATTTGAAAGAGATAGTTTGGGAGACAGTCAAAAACGACCATGTAATAGTTGACCCCGATGGAGAGTTTGTAGCCCAGATAATAGATGATTTAACTTTGCAAGAAACCATAGAACTCTATCCTAAAAATAAAGATAAGTTACTTAATTTGGTCGGAGTTAAACCTACCGATAAAAAAATGCTGGGGAGTAAGATTTCATTTATTGAGTATCACGAACCTGATTTTACTGTCTGGAAATATAAGAGCATTATTTTAGATAAGCAAAAAAATGCCAACTGGGATTGGGGTGAAACCAAAGAGGTTGACGAAATGGGTGTTGAAAGCAGTGTAGCTTACAATGTGTTAAAAAAACAAACCTATCCTTATATCTTTTTCAAAACCTTTAATACTAACAGCGAGGTTTATTCTGACACTTCACTGATTGAACAGGCTATCCCATTACAAGATTTAGTTAATAAACGGAAAAGGCAAATAGACGAGAATGCTGAGGAGGCTAATGGTACTCTAGTTGGTTCAGGTGATTATCTCTCCAAAGAACAGTTTGCTACAATTAAAGGCTCTTCAAGGGAAAGAATATGGGTAGAAAAAGGTGATGCTCGTGCGGCCCTAACTAGAATGGCTGGCAATCCTTTACAAGGCTATGTCCAAGATGATTTTGTGATGACAAAAAATGAGATAGACAATATAATGGGAACTCACTCAACCACCAGGGGGGCAGGTTCTCAAAGTGATACAGCTACCGAGGCGGTATTAGAGAAACAACAAGATTACGGTAGGATAGACGATGTCATTAAATCCTACGAGGACTTTTGTGAAGACTACTTTAATATGACCCTTCAAATGATGATGATTCATTATGATGAGGAACATTATCTCCCAGTAGAAGGACACGATGATATAAGCCTTAGCCGGGATTTACTTATAGAGGAACTTTCTAAAATCTATAAATACAAAGACAATGAGCTAAGGGGTGGTAAATATGAAGAAGCTACCAGATATGTTAAGCCTATTGTAATGGTTAAAAGAGGCTCTACTTTACCGACTGATGATGTGAGTAAAAGAAATGACGCAATTAATTTATGGGGTGCTGGTGGAATTGACCCACTTTCACTCTATGAGGAATTAAATGATCCGAACCCCGAACTTAGGGCTAGGAGATTGTTTATTTGGAATCAAGCACCTCAAATACTCTTTCCTGAATTAGCTAAAGTAATGGGTGCTGGTGGTCAGGCTAGTCCACAAGAACAATATACCGAGGGAATGATTAAAGACACCGAAGCAATTCAAAATGGAGAAAAACCACCTGTCAATAGGGAATTGCAAGATCCTCAACAGGCACAGCTTCATATCCAAGGCCACTCGGTTTATATGGATAGTGATGAGTTTAATAAATTAGACCCACCAGTCCAACAACTTTATATTGACCATGTGAAAGAGGAAGTAGCCTTTATTAAAGGTCAAAAAGCCCAATCTATGGAACAAGCACCAGTAGAGCAACCAGCCAAGGAACAACCTTTACCAGTTCAACAATAATATGGACAAAAGAGTAGAAAAAATGAAAGACAAAATTGTTAAAAGGGTTGCTGATAAAGATGATATGAAACTTAAAATATTAAAAAAATACTTAAAAAAATAATGAAACACATCTGTTGCAGGTGTAAAAACTTAAAAGAAGATTTTACTACTAAGAATAACAAACGATTAAAAACTTGCGATAAATGTCGTGCGGATAAAAAAAGATATTCTCACACAGTAATTGGTAAAAAAGTAAATTTAGAAGCTGGTCGTAGATGGCGTTTAACAGATAGTGGAAAAGAAATAACAAAACAAATAAATATTAAACAGCACAAAAAATATCCTAAAAAATATAAAGCCAGATATAGAACAGCTTATTTAATAAAAAAGGGAATACTTTTAAAAGAGCCTTGTTTTATATGTAATTTTTTAAATGTAGAAGCTCACCATTTAAACTATTCTCAATTTAATAAAGTAATGTGGTTATGTAGGAGTTGTCATTCTATTATTCATCAAAGAGGAGGTCAATATTCCATACACAGTAAGAAAGACTAAGGGCGGTTATAAAGTTATTAATAAATTAACAGGTGAGTCCAAAGGCAAAAGTATTTCAAAGAAAAAAGCCTTAGCTCACCTAAAAGCTCTTTATGCCAACGAATCTAAATGAGCTTAAACAAATTTCTGATATTCTAGACGAAAGAGAGAAGGACTTAACCAAAAGAGAAATAAGGGTAGCTGATAAGGAAAAAACTTTATCAGCGGCTTTTAAGGAGTTTAAAAATTTAGTAAATAAATTAGAAAATGGCTAACATAAATGCCAAACGTGACGACAATTGGCAACCCGTAATACAAGGAGAAACTAATGACGCCAACAGGGAGACACGAAGCGTTTTAGTTGATCCTGTTACGGGTAGAGTATTGACTAATACCAGTGTTAGCGGTGATATTGAGATTGCCCCATTATCTACTGTTTACCATGGTACTAAAACTTGTCCGACACTTGCGGCTGAGGCTATAGCCAGTTCTCAAGCAATTCATTCGGTAACTGTTAAGGCATTATCAACTAATACTGTAGCTGTTTATGTGGGTGCATCAGGGGTAACTACCGCTAATGGATTTGAATTATTGGCTGGGGAAAGTGTCACTGTTGATATTGACAATTTAGCTTCCGTTTATGTTATTAGTGGCAGTGCTTCCCAAGTGGTGAGGTATATAGCGGTATGAATAGGACTAGGCATTTTGTCGGGGTAGCAACATTAGACACCCGTTACCTCAAACTCGACCAGACTGCTCCCCAAGTTACCACTGGCACGTTCACTTTCCCTTCTGTTGCCGCTACAAACTATCTCAAAACCCCCAAGATTTACCCCTTGGCCGATTCCACTACCGCCATTCAATTCAACAAAGCAGATGGAACGACTAATGTTTTGAATATTGATACGACTAATGCAAGAGTCGGCATTGGGACGACGGGGCCATTGGGGCTTTTGCACCTCAACTCAAGTAGTGCAACAGTAAATTCCATTATTGA